CGGTGTCGTTCAGCTTGTCGCTGTAGGACCCCAGGACGCTTGGCTGACCGGCAAGCCCGAGGTTTCTTTCTACCGGTCAAACTACAAGCGTTATACTCACTACGCAAACTCGGTGGAGCGTCAGGTGATTCAGGGTGCTCCCATTGCTGGTGGTATTTCCACTATTCGTTTCGAGAAGAAGGGTGACCTGTTGAGCTACGTGTACCTGACTGCCCGTGACAGCAACGGTGCAGGCATTGTGGGTCTTGACTGGTCAAAGGTTATTGACAAGGTGGAGCTGTACATTGGTGGTCAGATTGTTGACACTCACGACTTTGAGTACCTGACCGACATTGAGCCAATTGTGGGCGCTCGCAACTTTTCAGAGCGGTACCTCAACCTGAATCCATCTGGTTTGACTAACCAGACAAACAGCTTTTTCCCTTTCAAGTTTTTCTTCTGCAAGGAGTGGTGCCTGGCACTGCCTTTGATTGGTCTCCAGTTCCACGATGTTGAAATACGCATCACATGGTCTCCATACCTGGCTCAGAACATCAGCATTGGTCCAACCACAACCCCCGTGCTTCCAGCTCAGCCAAACACTCTGGCCAACGTGTTTTCAAGCCAGACAACATTCGCCAACACTGCCAACCTGGTGTTTACCCAGTCCACCGGTCCCCTGTTCCCAGGTATGCTCCTCACATCCGCAACATCTAACCTGCAGACCAACGTGGCAGTTGTTCAGTCATTCTCCAACGCATCTACAGGCACTCTGACTGGTTTCTCTAACGTTGTGGTCTCCTTTGCAAATATTGCAGCTGGAAACATAACAAGCCTGTTCCAGAGCAGCGGCGGTTCCCTGAACGCATATGCTCCAGTGGCGAGCGCCATCGTCTCACTTGCCGGAGCTGCCGGAACTGCTTCCGTGACTTCAAACACTTTGGTTCTAAGTAACATTGCAAGCCCACTGGGAACTGGCCCAATCCAAATTGGCCAGTATGTGGCCGGTCTTCCATTCAACGGCCCGGTTTACGTGTCAAACGTGACAAGTACAACCTTGACAGTGACTATTCCATCCCAGGTGGTGGCCCCTGTTCCTGCCGGTACCATCATCTCTTTCTTTACAGGCACAGCCGTGACAACAACTCCATACTCGGCTCTTCAGTATATTGCATGGTCTAACTTTGTGTATCTTGACCAGAGCGAGCGTGACTGGTTCGCCAAGGAGAAGCAGGACCTGCTCATCACTCAGGTGCAGCGTGTTGTCATGGGTACCAACCCAGTGCAGGAGTTGGCACTGGCTCAGCCAGTCAAGTTCCTGGCCTTCCCCTCCGTGAGCTACACCCAGATTTACGCAAACGGTGCCGGCTCTGTCACCGCCGCCAACTATCAGCTCAAGACACAGGTGAACGGTGTGGATGTGGGCGACTCTCGCCACATGGTCCACTGGGTCGATGTGCCCCAGTACTACAACACTCCATTCGGCTACACCCACAATAACTCAGTTGCAAATGTTGCCATCATTTCTTACTGCTTGGACACAACCAAGATGCAGCCAACTGGTACACTGAACTTTTCTCGTCTGGACAACTTCCGTCTGGTCGTACCATCCAACCTTCCAAACGGTGTGCTCGGCCTCGCCAACACCGGTATCAAGTACCCAGTGAACTACCTGTACGCCGTCAACTACAACATCTTCCGCATTCAGAACGGTCTTGGCTCATTGCTGTACGCCAACTAAGTCCTGAGTTTTATCTAACTCAAATTTAAACATGCACTGGCTCTTCTGGGCCGCAATTCTTTGTATCGTATTTTTGGTTACATATAATCCACGTACGGGAAACCTGAACAAATTTTTTACTCAGGATATATCAGTAGAGGACAATGCCCAGAGAAAGGCACAAGGCGATAGCGATACCGGTATCATACGTGAATGACGTCCCGTATTTTCTTGTAGTTCATGATAAACGCTACAAAGAGTGGACTTTTGTAACTGGTGGCTGTCGCCGCCGTGAAGTTTTCAATCCACTTCGATGTGCACTTCGAGAACTCGAAGAAGAAACACGTGGGACGATCAATTTAAAAAGGGGCTCCTATGCCTATTTTAAATTTATCACTAACACACCTGAGCCTCGAGACATTGAGGACGGGGTCGATGTTATAAACTATTATCATGTATATGTCTTTGACCTTCCAATGACTGTACCTGAACACAAACATATTGTAAAACGCTTCGATGAAGAAAAGGAAAAAATGGAAGGAAACCAAGTTCCCTTTCGCAAAAATTACGATGAAAACGATCAGTGTAGGTTTGAAAATCTGAGTGAAATTTCTAACATGACAAACTTGTGGCCAATGATACGACAGAACGTTTTGAAAAATCCAGAGTTTTATCAGGCAATAAAATGCGAAAACAAGACACCGTTTAATTTGCGTTAATATACTAAAGATG